GCTTCGATTCTGAATTCTAAATCAGATAACACATATACGCTACAGAAGAGAATTACCGAAGAAGTTCGTAGACTTGCGGTAGAATTGGGTATTCCTATTGTTTCAGCGATCCAAACGAACAGAATGGGTATGGGTAAAGATGAATTGGATCTTACTAATACTTCAGATTCTATTGGTACAGCGTTTACAGCAGATATTATCATTGCAGTAACACAGTCTGAGGATTTGAGAGCTATGGGTAAATTTATGTGGATGATAATCAAAAATCGGTACGGTCAAAATAAAGTTGGAGTAACCATAAAAGTGGATTATCCGAAAATGCGACTATCTGATGACGATGATCTGGATATTGAAGCCGATAGAAGACCTAGACCTCAAAATAACAATAGACCGAATCCCGCTCCGAAACCGAATCCTACACCTAGTTCGTCAGAATCGGCTCCGAAAAATAGAAAGATTATTCGAAAAGAAACTGACTCTAAAAAGCCTAAAATTGAATTTTAGAAAAATGACTAAATATCTCTATAACGGAGGTGTTTATGTTTAAGTGTCAGATGCCAGAATGTACGTATATGTGTGAAGATAAATCACAGATTAATTTTCATCATATCGTTCCACAGTCTATGGGTGGAAGCAATAAAGCGTTTAATTTGATTGAGCTATGTCCTAATTGTCATGCCAAAATCTATGTAGAAGGTATTGCATCTGGACAACACTCAGTAAAAACTAAAAATTCTGTAGTACTTCTATCGAAAATGCTATCTACAGCAGGGCTTGTAATTAGTTACAAGAATGTTGATGATGTCGAAGTGAAATATTGTTTATTAAAGTAGGGTGTATGAGTATAGATTCAGATACTATTGTTATTGAAACCGAAATAATTAAAAACGAATGTCAAGAATTCCAGAGGGCTGAAGACTCTCTCCACTTGAAACTGGATAGTTCAAGGTTCTTTTTGAT